CAGAAGCCGCTATAGCTGGCGCTGTAGATTTTGCTACAGTTGGGACATATAGAGCTCTTCGTGGCGCTGTTAATTTAGCTGGTAAAGGTGCAAATGCCGCCGCTCGAGCCACTGGACAAGTGCAAAATGAATTAAATCAAGAAGGCGCTGAAAGAGCTTTACGCCTTTTAGATAAAAATGCTTTACCAAGTTATGAGGCCGCAGGGATGAATGCGGCTGTATCCAGGCTTTCTCAAATAGCAGAGTCCATTGGTGGAGGCAAAAGCAGAGGTCTTAAAAACATTGGTTTTGCACTTAATGAAAAGGCAAAACTTTTAGAAAAATATGGGGCGGCAAGTTCTGAAGAGCTTGCAGATATTCTTGGTAAAGCCGCACCAGAAACAGCAAAAAAACTTCAGAAAGACATAAAAAAAGCTCAAAGAGCTGGTATGGTAGCTATAAAGGACAGTTTTGATATATTAACTCAATCTGCTCGTGAAGGTGCTGAAATTGAAGATTTTGTTTTGAAAGCACTTACAGATAATTATGAAAGTTTTATTAAAACTGCTGACGCAGAGTGGGCGGCAATTGATGAGACTTTAAGTGGTATTCGAGGAACAATTGAATTGAATGGTCAAGCAGTAGAGGCTACTGGGGCGCAACTGCCTATTTTTGACATACAGGCATTTAAAACAAAATATGATGATATAATCGCAGATGATTATGGAGGTGCAAAAGGACTCCCTCCAGAAGAATTTACAGAAATTGGTAGAGATATTGCTGATTTAACAAAATCTGGAGCAGTAGAAGGTTTTACTTCTTTTAATGGCATGAAAAATCTTCGTAAAAAAATTCAAGATACTTTGATGAACCCAAAGTTAAGCACTGGAGATACAACAGCAAGAAGATATTTATCTGATGTTCGTGATCGAATTGACGAAATGATGTACGGCAAAATAGATATGGAATTTACTGGGCTAGATGATGATGGCATAAAAATAATGCAAAAAGCTATGAAGCAGTTGGAAAGTGCTCGAGCTTCATACAATGCAGAAATTGGTCTTTACCAAGGTTTGGAAAGATTAAACATTTTAAGAAATGTGGGAGAAGCTGGTAGAGATGTTAAACTAGTAGCTGGCAAATTTTTTGATGACATTGTAGGCTCACCAGATCGTGTAAATGCTGTTTTAAAAGCTTCTGAGAAAAAACTTATAGATCCAGATACAGGTAAAACATTAAAAACAGCAGCAGAACAAAAAGAAGAGGTGCGCAAAACTCTTGCTCAAAGATTTGTTGATAACGCTTTAACTGCTGGTAAAAATGAATTTGGTGATCCAGATAAATTTAGTGGTGTTTTGTTTAACAACTACATAAATGGCAAAGCGTTAAAAAAATCTGGTAAAATTATTTTTGGAGATGATTGGGAGCAAGTTCAGCGTATATCCAGGTCTTTGGCTTATGATGGCATCAAAACAATGGACAATGAGGTTTTAGAAAAAGCTCTTGCTCAAAATCCTCCTGATCAAATAGTTAATAGTCTTAAAAGCATAAGAGATGCTCAAATTGGCCTCGAAGAAGCCATGTCAAGTAAAATTATTCGCCAAATATCAGAGGGTAAATTAGATCCTCAAGATGCGGCGACTCAATTGATAAGTCCTAAAACTACAATTGCTGAAATGAATAGAATTATGGACTTCTTTAAAAATGATCCAGCGGCTCAAGAAACTATAAGAAAAACAATTATTAATGATATACTTAACTCAGTTGACAAAAATATTTTTGTAGATGCAAAAGCTGGATTTTCTTTGCAAAACGCTTTGGATGCATACAAACCTAAAATGTTAGAAAAAGTTTTAGGAAAACAGGCTGTTGATGATTTAAAAGAGTTTTCTCTTGAGTTAGCAATGTTAAGTGATACCGGAAGAAGAAGCGCAGGCTCTTTGGCTGCAGACCAAATTAGAACAGGAGCGTTTACAGCGCCAGTTAAAAATCTTGGTAAAATGGCTCGTTTTAAAGTATTAGATAATATATTTAATCGTCCTTCCACAATGCGTACAGCGTTAGAGATAAAAACTGGTAAAAGAACTCCTGAACAAGCTGCACAAACTGTATCTCAAATATTAAATGAGTCCGCTACTCAAGTAGGATCTGGAAGAACTGTGGGTGAAAGACTGGCAGGTGTAGGCAAAGGATTAGGTGCGTTAAACAGAGGACAAGTTATAAACAGACAAATTGCAAGTCAACTACTTACAAGCCCTCAACAAGTTCGTGGAACTCCGCCTGCAAACCAAACAAGTGTGCCAGATGTTAGACCACCAATTACTTCAAATGATTTAAAAATAATTCAAAGATCTAATCCAGTCGCATCTCAGACACAAGCAAATCTAAGAGAACGAGCTAAAAGAAACCCCTACATTGCCTCTACATTACTTGGTGGTTTAGGAAGTGCAGGATTGCTTTAGTCTTCTATAACAGCGCTTAATCCACCGGATGCAGATATCGGATGGTTTTCAAGAAATTTTTTAGATGCAAATCCTTGTTTTTCGTAAGCATCATCAATAATTAGACCAACTTGCTCTTTTAAGCTTCTGCGTTCTTTCCTCGATATTTCAACTATCTTTTCGTAAGTATCTGTGCTAACACCTACTGACTTTAGATAAGAACTCTTAGACACTAGTATAACTCCCAAAATGTACCTAAAACCACGATATAATCCCAAACTTCAAAGGTCAAGGTCAAAGTACGGAAACAAAAAGACTACCATACATGGAATTACATTCGATTCGAAGTGGGAATCAGAGCGTTATTTGTATTTAAAATCCCTCGAGAAAGCTGGTAGAATAAAAGATTTAGAGCTCCAACCACGCTATAATATCCTGGTTAACGATCAAAAGATTTGTGCATATGTAGCCGATTTTAAATACAATAAAGAGAATGCAGATGGTATTTGGGAACATATTGTTGAAGATGCAAAAGGTGTAGAAACACCTGAATTTAAACTAAAAAAGAAGCTTATGAAG